AGGGGACGAGTTATGTAAAATAGTAGATAGGTTAGTTAAGCTTTGATACCGAGGACGTATAGGAGTAGAAAAGAATAATACAGGTTATGCTTTTTATGCTAAAGCTAAAGAATACCCACGGTTTCCATTATGTTATGTAACTAAAACGGTAGATAAAACATACGACCGTATTACACAAACCGTTTGACGAGAGACAACACCTAAAACAAGACCAATATTAATGAGTGAATACAAAGTAGCAATTAATGAAGGTTATATTAAAGAGGCTGACGAAAGGCTAGTAAAGGAAATGTTTACATTTATTTATAACGAGAAGGGAAAAGAAGAGGCACAAACAGGCTACCACGACGACGCAGTAATGACTGACGCTATATGCCGACAAATGAGAAAAACGCCATTGCCAGTATTTTAAATCCTAATAAAATAAAATGAACATATACGACGCTTACGCTAAGAAAGATATAGATATAAAAAACCTTAGAATTAGGATTAAAGACTTAGAAATAGAAAATAAATTACTGATCCAAGAGAAGGAATACCGAAAGACAAGACGAAAGGAGATAAAGAAGGAGCTAAAGAGTAAAGACGAAAACATAAGATATTATAAAAAGCTTTTATATTCTAATAAGAAACAATAATGGCTTATGATTTAGAAGAGATGCTTAAAACAGTACAATTTAAAGAGGAGATTTACACTATTGCCGAGCAAATAGTTGACGAGATTAAAAATTATAATGTTAGTGCTATATTAAATGGCGAGATAGATATAGAGGACGTGCAAAAAATTATATTAGATGGTTTAGAACAGTTACTAAAAGAAACCAACAGTTTTTAATTTTTGAGTATAACGCAACTAAATTTATTTTAATTAACGCCAAAAATGGAACAACGTAATTTATCGCCATTTAAAGAGTTTGTAAAAGCTAATCGTAAATACGCTTTAATGTTTGCTAATAGTACTAGCCAATATGCCGAGAAGGATTTTAGAGCTGACGCTTTTAAAATTAAAAGCGATTTAGCACACGATATTACAAAGGACGAACAACTTTATATGAGTTTAAACTTGCCTAGAGCTGTAACCAGAATTTATACTGATTATGTAATAGGGCTAGGTTTAATGGTGGATTTTAGAGGAGATAAAGAAATTAACGAAATCTTTACACAACTAAGCGACGAAATCCAACTACAATTAAAATTAGTTGAAGGAGTAGACGACCAAAGTAGTATTGGTTACTGAATATTGAGACTTAGAAATAAAGACTGAAAGCCTAGGGTTGAGGTTATACCTTTACCAAATTACCTTGCTAATATGGAAGGTTTACGTATTGGAGACGGTTTTGAAGACATTAAAGAACACTACATTTACAGCGTACAAAGAGATAGAGACGGTAAAACATATTTTTATGTGGATCGCTACGAAAAATTAGATAACTGACAATGGAAAGGTTATTACGGAGAAAAATGGGCAAATAATGGTAGCTTTATATTTAGCGATAGGTTAGAAGAGGGAGAAGAGGAAATTTTAGACGATTTACCACTTTATATCTTTAATAACGACCTAAGTAACCCTCATATTGTAGAGGACAGAGAAGACAAGCTAATTAATAGAGCTGACGTATGAGAAATCCCTAGATATTTCCACCAGAGCGACTACAGAGACTTAGCTGACCTTTTCCAAGAGATAAACGATAGAACAAGCCAAATAAGTGTGGAATTTATTAAAAACCTTACAAGTAAAATGAGTGTGCCAGCATCATTTAGGGACGCTCAAACAATGCAAAAGCTAAAGGGAGATAAATTTAGTAAAAATCCAGACTATTTAGTACATAATGTAGGAGAAGAGCCAGCAAAGTATATAAATAAAGACACAGGATTAGTTACTACTGCTATTAATGATTATATACCAACATTATTAAAATTTGTAGGTTTTATAGCATCTATACCACCAGTATTATTAACTAATGCTATCTATGGTGGATCAAATCCAGTAGGAACTACAGAGAAGGAGTTTTTACCTTTCTATAAAAGAGTAGAAACAAAACAGCAAATGATTTACTCTAGCTTACAAAGATTATTTAAGGGTATAATGAAAATAGCAGGTTATGAGGTAGACTTACCTACTATTAAATTTGTAAAGCCTGCAGCATACGACGTAAACGAGAGAACTAATACTGCTGTAATGCAAATTAACGCTGGTATTATGAGTAAAGAGAGTGCTATTGCTTACATAATGGGTTACGACCAAGCTGAGGTACAAGAGGAATTAGCAAAGATAAATAAAGAGACTGTAGATGCTTACGCTCAAAATAAAACTGATATTAAATACGAAGAGGAGGAAGAGTTAGACGAGAATAAAGAATATTTAGACGAGAATTTAGACGAGGAAAACGATAAATAATAGAACAGCATAGCCCCGAGCCTCTACTTATACGTATACAGGTATAAGACTACGCTAATACAGGGGCTATCATTTATAACTTAAATATTATTAAATGAACGACCAACGGAAAACAATATTAAGCGACGAGATACCTATTACAGACCATTTAAGGGAAAGCGTAAAGGAAATCGTTAGGAAACCTCATAAAATAAGCTTTTTGTTTTGGTTTTTCTTTATACAGTTTTGTATAGCTTTATTTATATTGCTATGCAGTATTATTTTGCCTTTTATAATTCTTATGTAATGAATAGAGCTAATTATTTTGCTAAATATACTAAAGCTGATTTCCAACTAATCAAAATTTTTAAAGAGGAGCTGGCAAAACTCAATACTAGCTACCTTTTAGCAATTAATAGTAGCGATATAACAAAGGCAAACAGCTTACTAAAGAAAATGGGTAGAATAGTTAAATACTTAGATAAAGAATATAGCGACCGAGCCGACATAAGAATTAGGCAAGAGTACCTTTTATGATCCAAATACATAGATAATTTATTAGATAAAGAGGAAAGCTACAGGATCATAAATAAAGCCACAGAGAAGGAGCTAGAGAAAATGATAGACGATTTAGGAGCTTTACATATAGAGGCAGTAAATGCACTCTTAGATAATTCAAAGAATTATGTTAAAAGCTCTTTAGATGGTATGGAACGCCAAGCCTTAACGATGCTAAACCAACTACAGCAGGAAAAAGTAAGGGAGAAATTAGCAAGAGGTGTTATTACTGGAGATAGTTTACAGACTATGAAGGAGAAGGTGGCAAGATATTTTGAGGAAAACCAAATTACAGTATTTAAAGATAGAGGAGGAAAAACACGAACTTTAGACCGTTATGTAGATATGTTAGTTAGAACGGAGACAAGTATAGCAAACATACAAGGTACAATTAATAGAGCGATCCAAATAGGTATAACAAAATTTAGAGTGGTAGAACAAGCTGACTGCTGCAATATATGTAAAGAATATACAGGAAAAGTAGTAGACGTTACTGATGGTACTGTAGAGTTGCCACCATACCACCCTAATTGTAGGGGTTATATTATAGCTGTATTAGATAATTATAAAGATATTTTTGTTAGCAAATAACCTAGTTAGTATTTAGGTTTTAAAGAGTGTTGGCAGTTAAAAACCAACACTTTTTTATTTTTAGTTATAGTACCTTGCGTTTTAATTTATTTAAACAATTTAAACGAAATGCCATTACGATTATTAAGACGCAACCACGCACTATTTGACGTTAACGACGATGGAGCTAACGGAGGAGGAGCAAGTGGTGACGTTGATAATAACACTACCGACACTCCAGACACCTCTAAGGACGATGCGGGTAAAAAAGAGGGTACTACGTCTATACCTAAAGCTAGGTTTGACGAAATTAACGAAAAGTACAAGGCAGCTAAAGCTGAATTGGACAAAATTAACGCTGAAAAGCAAAAAGCCGAAGAGCAAGAGGCTTTAAAACGTGGAGAACACGAAAAGCTTTTAGCTCAAAAAGACCAGGAATTAGCTGACTACAAAGCTAAAGAGGAGGTTTGGAAAGCTAGAGAAATTAGCCAAACAGACGCCAATAACGCTAGAGTAGAAAAGTTAAAGACTGCATACGGCGATAAATGGAGCAACGTTAGTAATTTAATTACTGAGGGAGACGATCCATTTAAAACTGCTAAAACTTTAGATGCTATAGAAAGTATGTTGCCATCTAACAAAGATGGAGAACATAAACAAGCTCCTAAAGGAGGTAGCGACATACCAGGCGGTAGTAACCAATGAAGATTAGCTGAATTGAAAGCCAAAGCCGAAAGAGGCGAGAGGCTAAGCGATAGGGAACGTAAAGAACTTTACGACCTTATTGAGGGAAAATAACCCTAAAAATCTTTTATTCTTTTTTTTAGAACAAATGCTACATTTACAAGGAGATTTCGCCCTTAAAGACTGGGTAACAGCTGTTTTACTTATGACTAGAGCTGAAGCTCCACTTTTAGCTAGAGCTATTAGAGGAGAAAAAGTAAAGAACGCTGTTTTAACTTACTACGCTCAAAAGCAAGTTGCTAGAGAAGGAAAAGTTACTGACGCTGCTTTAGCTGATGCAACTACTATCTATGTAGACGAACAATTAGGAGCTAGAGTAACTGCAGGTTACTTACTTATGATTTGAGACGAAAGAATTATGGTAACAGCTAAAGCTGATCCAGCAAATAATAAAGTAGCTCTTACTGTTGTAAGAGGTTGGGCTAGTACTACTGCTGCTGCTATTAGTGCTAATGCTGTTATTAAAATCTTAGGTAAAGCTGAAAGTGAATTTAAAATTACTGAAGACTATAAAGCTTTCGGTAAAGCTGAGTGTACTAACGTAGTACAAACATTTACTAAGTCTATCTATGTTTCTAAAGACGCTGCTGAATTTGAACAAAAAGCAACTGAAGACTTACTTAGAGACGAAAGAGAGGCTAAGTTTGACGAACAATTACTAGAAATCAATAAAACTCTTTATTATGGAGCTCAATACAACGATCCAGGAGACGAAAAACGTAGAACTATGGGAGGTTGGAAAGAGGCTATTAATAAAGCTGGAGGTTTCGTACTTGATGCTGAAGGAGCTATTACTGAAGACAAAATTGAAAACGTTTTGTTAGCTATTAAGCAAAGAGGAGGAAATCCAGAGGCTATCTTTATGAACGCTGCAACTAAGAACTATCTAAGAAGAGTATTTAAGAATAAATACGTAGTAGAAGATAGAAGAGACCAAGGAGCAGGTACAAGATTAACTTACTTTACAAGTGACGTATTCGGAAAAGATTTTGAATTTGTTATTGACGAAAGTATAGAAAACGGAGATATCTTTATTTGAGAAGGTAGACCTATCGTACACGTACTTAACGATCCTGAATTTAAGGTTGACGTACTTTTTGCTGACTACAGAGAAAATACTAACAGCCAAGTAATTCAAGAAACAATTAAGTCAGAATTAACAGCTGAATTTAGACAAGCATCTAAAGAGGCTCTTATTACTAACGCTTACAACGCTAACCCTACACAAGCTCCAGTAGCTGTAGAAGTAGTAAACAGCGAAGAAGCACCAGTAAATACTAAAGAGGTAAAAGAATAGTAATAGCTAGAGGGTTATTAATTTAACCCTCTTTAACCTTTTATATTGGTAATATGGTAAATTATGCTTTACGAAATTACTACCGACTGTAGAATTGCTAACAAGGAGTATAAGAAAGGAGATATAGTTACAATAGACGAGGTATGACAATACTTTACTACTGTAATGAAACCTCTAAGAGATACACCTATAAAAGAAGGGAGTAACAAACCTACAGAGGTTAAAAAAGATGCTGAAGAGGTTATTGAAGAGCCTAAAGAAACTGAAGAGCCTAAAAAAGCTGAAAAGGTAGAAGAGGTAAAACAAGAGCCTAAGAAAGCATCAAAGAAAAAGAAATAATTTTTATTTGAGTATGCTAAAAAAGATATGACTTTAAAAGCACCTTTAAACCCTGGGCATATGATACCTAACTCTATGGAGGTATATATCGCTAAAAAATGGAGCGATACACTTATGCAATTAGGGTTTTATAAAGACCAAAGCTTAGCTGCTGCTGGAGAAAGTGTAGACGATATTTATAGTAACGGTACTATTAAAAAGATTAAAAATGGTAACCAAATGACTGTAAGTATTACTCCACACGAACTAACAGTAGAAAAGCTAGAAATCTTACAATTTGGACTTGTAGAATTACACGCAGGTACAGTTACAGGCGAGGTTGAAACATTTATGCCAGGAGACTGGAGCTTTGATAAAGATATTTTATTAAAGTACTCTAACGCTGACGATACTGCCGTTACTGTTGCTAGCATCAAAGCTTTAATAGATGGTGTTGAAACTACACTTACTGCTGATACAGACTATACACTAGGTGTAGATATGTTCGGTAGCACTTACATTAAATTAAAGCAAAAGACAAGTAATTCTGGTGTATTAGACGTAGACGCACCATCAAAGGTAAAATTGACTGTAACTTATAGTGCTGAAAATGCTGACGATAAGATTATGGAACATAAAGCAAACGCTTTAGCTAAACCTTTCGTTATGGTATTAGTAAATGAATTTGAGTTTGATGGAGAAAAGAAATACGTAAGAACTTACTTAGATAACTGTCAAGCTAGTAAAGCTACAATGCAACAAATAGCTGATAACGACGATACTACTGTTGGTTTCCCTGTAGAAATTACTGGTACAGTTATTAAGCAAGAGTGGAACGGTTTTAACTTACCTACCTCTAACGATTAGTCTTTGTCACTATAGAATATAAAATTAAACGAACAACTTAGGCTTGCTACGGTAAGCCTATTTAAAAAACAAGTAGTATAGGTGTTTGTTCGTTTAGCCTGTATTACTTGTTTTTTATTTAGTTATGATCCAAAAATGGCATCTATAGATTTAAAAACCTTTTTAGAGGGGTATAAGAAAGCTGAGATAACGCTTAATGATAAAAAGCGAGTATTTAGAGAGCCTAGTTTAAGAGATATGGGATTAAGTATTGAAGAGATACTTAAAAAATATTGTTTGGAGTGAGACGCTGGCGAGTTTCTAAATTTATTAGACGATTTGCCAAAAAGTAAATACAAAGAGTGTTTAGATAGTGTATTATGAGAGTTGGGTTTAGTATAAACGCCGACGAAGATAATAAGGGGTACTCGGAGGCGTTATTCGTGTTTACTATATGTTATGTAATGCACTATTACCCTCAATTAACTAAAAATAAGGTAATGGATTTAACACAGAGCCAGGTAAGTTATTTAATAGAGATGGCTGGAGCGATCCAAAACCCAAGCGTATTAGATAAATATAAACAATTAAAGTTTAAATCGGAGTTTGAATTTGAACACTACATTATAGATAAATTTAAAGTTATATAAGGCTGTTGGTAGAAATAAACCAACAGTTTTTTTATTTTGAGTATATTAACTCTCGTTTATTAGATTAAGCATAAATACGTATGAGTTATAATAAAATAATGGTACATAGTGTAGAATATAATGGCTTATCTTTTCTAAATTCTCCTTATTTTAGACCTGCTGGCGGTTTTCTTTGCCTTAAAGAGTTTAGTTTTTTTGAGGTAGCAACACAGGCTAGTACAGAGAAATACGCTATTAGACATTGAGAATACGTAGCACCTACAGAAAAGAAAAATAGACGTATTAGGTTTTTATTTGATATATTAGCCGATACTGAAGAGGAAAGGCGAAAGTTATTAAGGAAAGTACAAAGAGCTTTTAATCCAGAAACTAACCCTAGCCCTTTTAATCCTAACCTATGGAAAGAGTTAAAATTTACAGACGTAGAGGGGTTTGTCTGGGCTTGTAATTGCCAAGTATTAAAGGGTGTAGAGCTTAGCGATTTTGCTAACGAGAAATGGGTAGGTATTAGCGTAGAATTAATTACAGACAGCTCCGAATTTAGGAGTATAGATAAGAATACTATAGCTGATGGTAGAAATACGAGATTTTGAAAACGCCTTAATACTGAATTGCCTTTTAAACGAGAATATTATAGAGAGGCTATAAATTATTGAGGGGTAGTAGATGCACCAGTATTAATTACTTGTACTATTACTGATCCTAACCCTTTCCCTAATTGAGTGTTAAATGTAATACACGACTACGAGGGAGGTTATGAGGAAATGCAAATAAATTTTAACGGTGTTACAGTAAACGTTTGAGATAAGATTATTATAGACAGCGATAAACGTAGAGCATACCTAGAGGGAGAAGACAGCACCGAAGATATTACAGGGCTAGTAGTATTAGGTAGCCACCGACCATTATTACAAGTATGAAATAATAATATTGCTATAGATACTGGAGCAATATTTAAGGTAATGGACGTTAATATAGAATATTACGATATATTTTAGTTAGATAATTTATTAAAGATGGTAGTAATAGTAACTCCAAGCGAGATAGCCGAGGGAACAGTTAACCCAGAGCTTATAGAGTTATACGATACACAGGCAGGGCAAGTACAACTTGCTAAATATGAGAAAATCGTAGCTAATAAAATTTGGGCTAAGATAGATGCCGAACAGTTTAACGACTGAAATGGTAACTACATTATACCAGAGGACTTAAAAATGGCTACTATAAGCCTAATAGATAGCTTTTATAGTTACGCAGTAGTACAAGGATTAAATGCAGGTGCTAAGAAAGTAACTAAGAGACAAATAGACGATTTTAGCGAAACTTATAGCGATACTGCAGCTGCTTTTATGTATTTTGGTATACCTACAGACGGCGATATATTAGATATACTTAAAAAATATATGAATAAAGAGGAACGAGGTTTCTGGAACGTAGATATTAGATAATTTACCTTTTATGATCCAAACAAGATGGTAATACAAGATTTATTTTGCAATAGTGCCGAGATTATAAGCCGTAAAGAGGTTACTATTTACGAGGACGGTATAAGTAAAAAACAATACGAGCAAATAAGCAAACCGATTAAATGTAGAATAAGTAGCTTAAACTACAAAGATTTACAGCTTATTAATGGTATAGACGACGTAAAAGTTAAAGTACAAAAAATGTATACTGATCCAGACGTTACTATAAAACCTACTGATTATATCGTATTTTGCTGAGAGAGATACCAAGTAATAACAATGTATGTAGCCCAAGATGCAAACGCACCACACCATAATAAATATTTTATTAAGCTAGTTGACTAAATGAAATACACGGTAGAAGGAGTAGATAAATTCATAAAAAACGTAAAGAAAGACTATAACCAAGCTCTTTTATACTGTGCTGAATATTTACAAGGGAAAATTAGAGAAGAGTTGCAAGTAGATAGTTACGATACTGGAGCTTTAGCAAGGAGCGTAACTTATAGGCAAGTTTCCGATGGTGTAGTAGAGGTTGGGAGTAGTTTAGAATATGCAGCAGTTAGGGAATATGGTAGAAAACCTGGTACATTTCCTAACCTAGATGCTTTAGTAGGTTGGACGGCTCGTAAAGGTATGCTTATACAATGAGGAGCTACTAGCCGTTACGACGATTTATACTACAAAGATAAAGGAACAGTCTTTTTAATTGCTAGAGCTATAGCAATTAGAGGTATAGAGGGAAAACATACTTTTTATAAGGTATACCAGCAGGAAAAGGAAAATATTATTAAACTCTTTAATGATTATATGAAACAACAATGACAATAAAATTAGACGCACCAAACCGACCTAAGGCTTTACAAGAGTTTCTTAGGAGTAACCAAGAGCTTAACGTAAATAGAGTTGGATTTCTAAAGGTAGAACAAGGTAATTGACCTGCTATAGTATTTAATGAGGGTAACTGGAGTAATATAGATGCCTCTAACTCTGGGTTTGAGAGGGGTATAGATATTTTCCCTGTATTAATAGATATAGTAGTTAAATACGAGGATTATAAAAAAGGTTATGAATTAAGGGGAAAAATTAGAAAGCTTATTGGAAAGTTTAATGGATCATTAACTGAAGACCGAGAGGGAACTATAGCTTTTAGACAATTTTTAGCACCAGTATATAACAAAGAGACTAACGATATAGTATTTGGTGGAGTTTATTTATTTAAACAAAACTACGATTATGCTAACAATTCAAATTAAAAACTGACAAAATAAAGTAGTAGCAGTTATTAACGATATATTTAGCTTAACTGTAGACGACGAAATTAATAAAGGAGGTAAGCTAAAATTAAGATTTCCTACAGAGGAACGGCTACAGAAAAGACCTTTAAAGAAAGGTTATAGAATTAGTGTAGCATACGGTAGGAAAATTTGAGAGATTATTAGGCTTTTTGAAGGTTATATTACAGACGTTACACTTAAAACAACTACAGTAGAAATAGAGGCTGATAATTGGCTTAGTTATTTACAATATCGTATTATTAGAGGTGTAAAGAATTATATAAACACACCTATTAAAGACGTAGTAAGCGGTATTTTTAGCGAGTTAAATAATAATTTCCCTTTACCAATGGTATTAGGATTAAACGACTGTACTACTACGATAGACAAAGAATTTGATACTGGAACGAGCTTTTACGATATTCTAAAGTATTGTTGGGAGGCAGAGCCAAAGCTAGTAGTAAGAGTGTTAAACTGAGATACAAATACATTGGAGGTTAGTAAAGATGCTGGTAAAGTATTAAGTGGTGTTTGGGAGTTTGACGTAAACTTTACACAGGGTACAAATATAGTAGACCGAACACGGAAGGACACAATGGACGAGTATTACAGCTATATTAAAAACGATACTGGAGAAATAAGCGATACTGAATTTATACAAGAGACAAACCTATTATTTGAGAAATATTGAGAAGAGGCGGCACTTAGTATACCTAGTGGTTTACCTTTGCCATCTATACAAGTTAGTAGAGATACTGACTGGTGGGACTTTAATATTTGAGATAGAAAAAATATAAGGCTTAATACTGGTTACGAGTGGCTAGAGTTACAATATTTAGGGTTGATCCAAAACCGTAAAGTAACAATTAATGCTAATGGTGGAATTAAAGCTGATATAAAAATTACAGAGAACTATAAAGCTGATACAAATATATTAGATTTAATCTTACAAAATCTAAGAAAAAAATAGTTTTTAATCTTTAAAATATATTAAAATGAAATTATTAGAAGGTAGCGATACTAAAGTAAAGTTTCATATTACAGACAAAGAGTACACAGATGGAGTATTAACAAATGAAACTGATACAGACCTTACACAATACGATAATATAACATTATCTATAAAATTTTTTGATGGTATAAAGGAATTTACAGGGGAAATAGATACTGAAGGAGAGGGAAATAGTTATGTAAATTTTGAGATATTAAGCGAAGATACTACAGGTAAATGCTGAGAGTTTAAAGCCGAGATTTGGGGAACTAAAAACGATAACACACAGAAAAATAGGCTTAATAGTGACACTATAGAGGGACAAGTTTTACACTCTTTTAATATACCTCAATGAATTGTAAACGATTAAATGTAAAATTAATACAAAATCTTAAAGTGACAATTATAGCCACCAAAGATTTTTGCGTTAAAATTTTAACAAAACATAACGAAAGTAAGCCAAATTATATAGAAAAAAAAGCAACATACCAAAAATTTAAACACGGAGTATACTACTGCATACAGTATAGACCAGTTTGAGTATTAGAACGGATTTTATTAAGGGGACGGTGGAACGATAAAGGAATTTGGACACCTGACGGCAAATTTAAAGATTAAAAACCAACATTATTTTATTTTTGAGTATATATACGCTCGTTTAATAATAACTAAAAAAAATGGTAGCATCTCATATAGAAAACGGAGATACAGGTAGAGTAGCGAGAGAGAAAATTAACAGCATAATAGACGAGGTTAACGCTAGTATACCTAGTATAGGAGATAATGGACATTGGTATATAGGCGGCGTAGATACTGGTATTATCGCCGTAGGTTTTCAAGTAAGGGCAACTAAAAACCTTATTAGAATTGAGGGAGATACTATTTATACAGACTTACAATTTGACGATAACTTAGCTCCTACAAGTGGATTTCCTATTGGAGTTACTGTAGGTAATGTTACTGGAGAAAATGGACGACCTGTAAACGGTTTATTATTAAATTGTAAAACTGAAACAAGCTATACAAGGACTTTATACGGTAACGATGGTAACCTCTATTTTGATAAATGAAATTGAACGTTTAAGAGGATCGCTACTACTGAGTATGTAGATAACAAAATACAGGCTTTAAGAGATAGCTTACATAAAGTAGCTTTTACTGGTAAATCTAGCGATTTAGAAAATGACGCTAATTTTAGTGCGGTAGAGGCTGAATATGAAGAGGTAAACGAAACACCTTAAAATATTTTTTTAACCTTTTTTTATTTAAAGATGGCAACTAAAAAACTTTTAAAGAAATTGCTAATAAATGGTGTTACTTACTACTTGCCTTCTAGTGACGAATACGTTGACAAGTCAAGTAACCAAACAATAAATGGGACTAAAACCTTTACTACTAGCCCTGTAGTACCAAGTAAAAGTACTGCTGCAGGGAATAACCCTACTGTAATTGCAACAGAGGCACAGGTAGCTCTAAAACAAGACGCTTTAGCAGCAGGGGAAAATATTACTATAGAAAGTGTAGGAGGAGTGCTAACTATTAGTGCATCTAATACTGAATACACAGAGGTAACTAAAAACGACCTAGACGCAGGTACAAGTACTACAGCTGGTATTATTGCTGCTAAATCTATTGCTGATTATGTTAAAGGTAAAATCGGTAGTGCCGTAAATTACCAAGGACAAGTAGCTGATTATGATAGTTTGCCAGCTAATCCTACTAAAGGAGATATGTATAACGTAGTAGCAGCACACGCTACAGCACCTAAATTTGATGCTGGTACTAATGTTGTATGGAATTGAACAGGTTGGGATCCAATGGCTGAAATGGTAGACCTATCTAACCTAGTAACTCTTAATACAGCACAAACAATTAGTGGTAAAAAAACATTTACTACTGAATTTGCTTTGCCTTCTAAAACAAGCGATGCTACTAACGATGGTACTAAACCAGCTACAGAGGCACAGGTTTATAAGAAACAAGATAAACTTACTGCTGGAGAAAATGTTACAATAGAAACAATAGGAGGAGTATTAACAATTAAAGCAACTGATACTAAATACGAAAATAAACAAGCTGTTAGAGAAGGTACTGATTTATCATTGGTAACTACTGGAGATAAATATAATTGGGACAATAAAGCCGATACAAGCGATATTGGTAACGCTACAATTACACTTAACCAATGAGTAACAAGTAATATTGGTAGCTTTAGTACTAACCAAAGCACTAATGGTACACTTAATATACAAGGAGACGTACCTGTAACAGAGGCAGCATACGGAGATTTACCAGCAACTAAAGAAACTGATGGTAATACTTATATTATTTACGAAGAGGTAAACGTATAATTTAAACAGCTAATAATAAACGATTATGGCTAAATATATAAAAAAATTAGTAATTAAAGGAGTAGAGTATTTGATCCCAGAGGGAGGCGGTGGTGGTACTGATACCATTACCGTCAATGCTCTTATAGATGCAAAATTAGGTAATTTTGATAGTCTTTTTAAACTTAATTCTGGATTATATAAAGTTATAAACTGATTAAGTGACGAGGACGACGTTGGGCTTACAAGTGGAGAAAACCGAGACCAAATTACCAGCGATGCCTCTAGTATGAGTATAATAAGCCATAGTTATACAGTAATGGTTAATGTAGTTAATAGCTCTTATGCTATGGAGGTAATTTGCAGTAAAGACGGAGCTACTAAAGAGGTAAGCGAGTGTTGGAACAGTATAAGCGTTATAGCCGAAAGCGAAAGAGCTAGAAATATTTATTTAAACTCCGAATATGGTAATTATTATTTGAATAACTACCAAGTTGTGCAAGATGCTTTCGCTTGAATAGTTAGTACATTAAGAGGTATACAATTAGTACCTTTCCTTTGTAACCAAACATTTTATACTCAAATAATGAGTAACCAGGATCAAGTAAACAGCTTAAAAACATTAACTTTAAATGATTTTATGCCAGTATACGAGGCTTACGCTGATATATGAGACTATGCTGATTTTGACGCTTTAAAGAGTAACGCTACTGACTTTGCTAAGGTATTAAATAACTCAAATTGCTTAAATGTAATGAAATTGGCTAGCGATTTCTTAACGTTAATTAATGATCCAACAGCTATGGGAGTTATGGCAAAAGATAGTACAATAATGGCTACTTTCTTTGCTGATCCAGCAATATTAAACTCAATAGTAAAAAGTAGTGTAGCAATTAGTGCAATAACAGCTAATAGTACAAGTAATTCTATCTTACAAAATAACGCTTATACAATTTATAATACTGTAACAGGTAGCAGTACATACTTTACACAAAAGACTAGGACTTATGCCGATGGTGTTTCAAGTTTAAATAGTAGTTGTACTACTGCTAATTGTATTGTTATGGCTGCTTTAGGTTATTATAGTAGTACGTCTCAATACTCAAAAATGACGCACGCTAATTGAGTAGTTGCTGCTAATAGGAATAATGTATATAGACCAACTAGCGTAAGTGCTAGTAATTGTAATGGTATATCGTTTACAAACTGTACATTTACCGAAACTAACGACGGTTACGCAGCTATAGCAGTATACCAAGCTATTTAACAATGTATTTACTCATATAGAAAACCTAGTTTAAGACTAGGTTTTTTGTTTGGTTTGTATAAGCGTTATTGGTAAAACAAACAAATAGTACAGTATCAATAGATAATACAAATTTAGCAAATATAAATACTAGCTATACTACTAATTGGAGTTGACAAAATAGTGTTTATGAAACTGTATATGAAATATTAGATGGTACAACAACTATTAGTGGTACAGCATATAGTAAAACAAATAGTAGTAGTTGTAATTCTTATTTT